TTTTTAATTATTTTTAATGCGAGTGTGTAATGCCATTTAAATTAATATAAGAGTTAGCTGTCTGGTATAAATAAAAATAGAATAATATAAATACGTATATATAAAAAAGTGGACGAAAAAAATCGGCGTAAAAATTTCGCAATTTCATGCCAAAAATCTACGCCGATTTTTTTGTAACAGTCCCTCCAATAAAATACCGATTTTTGAGGTTTTTCCTTGTAAATAAAATCGGCGTAAAATTGCGAGTTACGCCGAATTTTAAAAATACCCCTCAGAATTTATTGGAGAAAATTTCTGAAAAAACGACGATTTCAGAAAAATCACGTTAAATTTTGAGCGAAAATAACTTCAGTTTATATTTCATCAAAATTATACTAATAGTAGTATTCTGTGACGACAGGACTTTCTGGCTCACGCCTTTTTACGGACGTGCGTCCTGTGCTGATGTCTTTCGACATGTGTGGACTTTTTGGCTTCTCTGGGTATAATTACTGTTCTGGGCTATACATCGTCTGTGGGGTGAATTTTGGATGCCTAGAAGAGAAGTATCTCTAAAGTATCATTTTTCGGTAAAAAATGGTCTTTACACTTGTCTGATTATGAAATATACTATCTCTAAGAGATAGTATATTTTAAGAGAGGAGGGCTGTGATGAGTGCTTTCAAAAAGATTGTTGGTCGTAAAGTTTTTATTGACTTCACTGGCATTTCTGACAAAGAACTCGATGGGTACACAAGAAATATGCTCGAGAACTGTAGAAAAGCTCATATGCGTGAAAAAGCTCTCAAAGCAATCTTCCCGTATCAGCATATTCTGGGTAAACGACGAATTGTAGAAGACCCTGCACAGATGCAAGAGCTGATTGATGAGTATTGGAACTCCTGTGAGGGACCACTCATTGACAAGTACGGACAAGTTGTACGTGATGACGATGGGCATATCATTTATGTACAGACAAAGCCTTATACACTTTCCGGGTTGGCTTCTGCAATTGGGATGAGTACTCATGTATTGCGAAACTACAATTGGAAGAGTCTTGCTGGAACGGTACATCCAGAGTTTTCTGAAGTAATTATGCGTGCTCGGCAAAAGGTTCAGCAATATACAGAAGAGCGATTGTTCGACCAGAATGGACAACGTGGTGCTCAATTTATGCTTCAGGCAGGGTTCGCATGGAACACCAAACGGGAGCAATCAGAAATTGCACGGAACATTGCTTCCATCAAGAAAATGCAACAAGATTTTGAACTGCAAAAGAGACAATTGAAGCTCAAAGAGAAATTGCTTGAAGCTGGGGAATTGGAAGACAATCAAGTGACAATAAATATCGTTAGAGCAACAAAGAAAAACAAAGATGATACTGACGAAGAGTAGAGAAAGCAGGGTGAACGCAATGACAATTGGTGATGTATTCTTTAAGATGCTCTGGGAAACAGCATTCATCCTATTGGCAACAGTCGCAATCTCTTGGCTCGGGTTATACCTATACGAAAGAAATAGAAAGTGAGGGGCAATATGCACAAAATTGTTCTCGATGGGCAAACACTCCGTTGGTACGGTGCTGAGCCTATCATTGTAAGTGACTCAATCAATCAAGTCAGATTTGAGTTCATTCGTCTTAATGGCTGGGAGAATGTAGTGCTTACAGCACAGTTTACTCAATCTGGCACAACCTATTCTGTCGCTACTCAAAATGATACTGTAGCACTTCCTGCTGAAATCACTGCTGGTGCTTTGGAAATCTCTGTTTTTGGGTCTGAATCAAGTCAGATAAGCCGTTTCACGGTTGAGCCACTTTCGCTTATTATACGAGCATCTGGATTCGTACCAGATGGAGTCTCACCAATCCCTCCTACACCGGATTTGTATGCACAATGGGTTGAAACAGTTGAAGAAGAGCGAAAAAAGGCTGAGACCGCCGCTTTGCACGCTACTGAGGCATCTAGTGAGGCTGAAAAAGCTAAACAAGCTGCAGAAGCCGCCGCTCAAGGTGTGATGAATATCTCAGTGAGTCCTCCTCGCCCCGGTGCTCAGGGAACGTGGGAAGTCTTTGATGTTTCTTCTGGGGTATACACAGATACAGGCATTCCGCTGACTGGGCCTCAAGGGCCTGAGGGCAAACAAGGACAGCCAGGTGCGGATGGTAAAGACGGCGCTCCTGGTCCCAAAGGTGACCCTGGTGCTCCTGGTGAGCCTGGTGTTCAAGGTCCGCAAGGCGTTCCTGGTAAAGATGGAGCACCCGGTGAGGGCATTCCTGCTGGTGGTACTGAGGGGCAAGTACTCGCAAAGACAGCACAGGGTACTGCATGGAAAGACCTCCCGCAAGGTGGTGTACAATCTGATTGGAATCAAAATGATTCTGCAGAGCTAGATTTCATTAAAAACAGGCCATTTTATACAGAAACAAATGAAACGGTATTTCTTCCAAGTGGGCAATACACAATTGTTACTGCACAAACAAGAGCAAATGTAGCAGCTGTTGAAGCAATTATTGCAAATTTTACAAGTGCTCCTACAGATGGACAACAGTGCCGAATCACTTTCGATAGCAACACATACACTGAAACTGCAATAGACTCAAGAGGAGAAATCACACTTGGGTACAGCAATTATGATGGAACCAAGCCGTATTTTGTTTTCTATGAAGAGGCAGATGGAAGCAATGTTATTCTCTGTGGAGTACCTGAAAGCGATGTAGGTGTTCATACAATAGAAATTGTAGGGATACAACAGACAATACATAAAATCCCGGAGCAATACTTGCCCAAAGCTCAGGTTACTCAGAGCGATTTTGCTGAAATTTATACAGAGTCACCAAGCTTCATTTCTAGAAGACCTTTTTACAAAACAGCATATCCTGAGGCAACTCCCGTGTTCAGTGATGACATGGTGAAAACAACGTGTTTTTCGGGTGATGTTGAATTTATGGATATGAGCAATCCAGACTATCCGGTGCAAGTTGCTTTCTATCCATTGATTCCTGGGCAAACCTATAAAGTCACTGTCACAGGCATAGATGACCCTACTGTTCAAAAAACTTACAGTCTTACAGATAATGAAGCCACTGGCTATGAGAGAGTACAACTGATTGATAGTTCCCAAGAAATTGGAATTCTGCAATCTTATGAACAGTTTGAGGGATTGACCTTACTTATTGGAACAATGGCTTTGCCATATGGTAAGTATCACGTAGAAATCTATGGATACACATATGTTACAAGGTTTTTATCTCCTGACTATTTACCAAAATCTGCTCAGCCTGATTGGAACGAAACAGATGAGCTTACATTTAGTCACATCAAAAATAGGCCATTCTACCACTATGAGTCAAACTTTGAAAAGTTCATTGATAACATTGTAAAACTTTCTAGCGTTGGAAGTACTGCAAAGCTCATATCAATTTTGTTTGATGGTCGTTCTCCTGCTCCTATAATTGGAGAATTGTATCAAGTCTCTGTGAAACCATTAAACAGCTCATTGAGCTTTTATAATCTCAGATTTGTAAATGATAGCGAGGGCAATCCTTATTGTGAAGTTACTGACTCTACTGCAAACTCAGGTGATTCTAATCGTTGGAAAATTACATACAAACGGTATGAAGAATCCTATTACATTGAGTACACAGGTGGACCGGGTGCTTCTCAAATGATGGTAAGTATTTCAGGAGCAATAAATTACAATTTTAAGATTGACCCAAGCTATCTGTTTCCACCCATATTGAGTTCTCCCGATGGTAGTCAATTCAGGCTCACTGTTGCAAATGATGGAACACTCTCTGCTGTTGCAATAGGCAAATAGTCTTACAAACTGACAAGGAGGTGAATGTATGGTAATTAACAAGGAAGTGAATCCCCGCTTTGAGGATTTTGTCTTTGACTGGGATTATCGTACATACTTCCTCGTCGGTGGCTATGGGTCATCTAAGAGCTATCATATTGCTCTAAAGCTCATTCTAAAATGCTTTGCCGAAGTTCGTAAAGTCCTTGTTGTTCGTGAGGTATATGACACCATTCGTGAATCTTGCTTTGACCTATTTCTTGAGATTCTTACAGAGCTTGATTTACTTGCTGAAAAACCAAATGAGCGCAAACACAAAGTTGTCTATAAGACAAGCCCTATGTCGCTCACTTTTCCAAATGGTAGCAAAGTCATATTCAAGGGCATGGACAAACCAGCAAAGCTGAAATCAATCAACAACGTTTCAATCATATGGATGGAAGAATGCAGTGAGCTTAAATATGAGGGCTTTAAGGAGTTGCTGGGTCGTGCACGTCATCCATCGTTAAGCATTCATTTTATTCTCTCAACAAATCCTGTTGGTGTTGAAAATTGGACCTATACACATTTTTTCAAACGCATTGATGCTGAGGGCAATGAGGTCGTTATTCTTGATGACCAAAAGCTCTATGCCAAGCATACAATCGTGAAAAATGGTGTCTATTACCATCACAGCACTGTTGATGACAACCTCTTCATGCCAAAGAGTTACATTAGAACACTTGACGATATGAGAACATATGACCCTGACCTGTACAGAATTGCTCGTTTGGGTAGATTTGGCCTCAACGGCATACGGGTATTGCCACAATTCCAGGTTGCGGAAAGTCATGAATTCGTTATGGCCGCTGTACAAGGAATTCCAGCACGTTATCGGTTCAATGGGTTTGACCTAGGATTTGAAACTTCTTATAATGCGGTTGTTCGTATGGCTGTAGACGACAGCAAGAAGTACCTATATATCTACTCGGAGTATTACAAAAACCATATGACCGACCCTGAGACAGCAAAAGACCTCGAAAAATTGGGTTACAAGCCTGAGTGGTCAGTTACTTCAAATGGTAAAATGGTACTCACAAAAGAGGGTGTTCCATTGATTGCTGATTGTGCTGAGCCAAAAGCGATTCAATACTTCCGCAATGAGGGGTTTCAAATTCGGCCTTGTAAGAAATTTGCAGGCAGTCGCCTTGAGAACACAAGAAAAGTCAAACGTTTCCGAAAAATTATTTGCTCACCAGAGTGCAGAAATGTAATCAGAGAACTCAGCACGCTGACATACGCAAAAGACTCAAATGGAAATCTCATCTATGATGAGTTTAATATAGACCCGCATACATTTTCCGCTATCTGGTATGGCCTTGATAGTTACAACGTTGCGAATATCAAAGAAATCAAACGCGCAACAAGAAAGGGAGGCAATGCAGCATGAGTGTGCTCAGCACAATTCGAGTTGGCATCGATTCTACAGTACAAAAAATCCGTTCCCTCACAGACATTCCATATTTCATCTACAACAATGAGCTTTCTGGGTTGTATGGGTCAGCAGTACTGAGGGAACTCGGAGAACTCATAAAATATTATAATATCTATGAGAGCGGCGCGGATTTTACCACAGAGGGTAGTAGCGGAGACTACATTCCCAGCCAAATGCGGTACAAACAAATTCGTACACTCATTGACAAAGAGGCTCGATTCATGTTTGCAAAGCCTCCTGACTTCTGGGTTGATGTAAGCATCAAATCTACAATGTCTGAGCAGCAGAAGACAGAACTCAAACAAGCACAAGGAGCTCTCCAATCTTTTGTTGATGCAGTCATTAAGAAAAACAATTTCAACGCAAAACTGCTTCCTGCTGCAAAAGACTGTTTCATTGCCAAGCGTGTTGCACTTATCGTCAATTTTAACGAAGATGGCATCAAGCTCTCATTTGCTCCGGCACTTGAGTTTGTGTTTGAGACAAGTACAAACGATGTTGATGTTTTGACCAAACTTGTAACATTCTACAACACAGTCGAAAGTGCTGACAGAGCACAACAGCGCACTTACAAAAAGAAATACTACATGGCCGAGGACGGAAAGTGTCATATCATCGAGGAGCTGTATGATGGCCTCGGAAATGTCGTGGAGACGATATCTCCGGATTTCCAAACAGAATTCTCCTATATCCCGGCTTTCATTATCTTGAACGACGGTCTAACTGGAGATATCCAGGGCGTCTCTGAAGTGAACCAGCTCGATGAATACGAGAGTTCCTACTCCCGCCTCGCGAACGCTGACCAGGATGCTGAACGAAAGGGCATGAATCCGGTCCGATACGCTATTGATATGAATCCTCGTACAACGAATGGTCTTTCCACAGCGGCTGGTGCTTTCTGGGATTTGGCTTCTGATGACCAAGCACCCGACAGTCGTCAGGGTACAGTTGGAGTATTGACAGCCCCGATGGAATACAGCGGCGCATTGACCACGACTCTTGACAGAATCAAGAATACAATGTACGAGCAGATTGATATGCCAAATGTCAGTCCTGAAGCTCTCAAGGGCGTTGTATCTAGTGGAAAAACACTCAAAGCCATCTATTGGGGGCTGAGCGTGCGCTGTGACGAAAAGATGCTTACATGGCGCCCAGCCCTTGAAAATATGGTAAAGACCATCATCGATGGCGCGAAACTTTATCCTGAAATTGCAAAGTTATACACAAACGGTGAGGATATCCCTGACATAGAGTACACTATCCGGGTTGATAATCAATATCCGCTGCCAGAAGATGAGCAAGAAGAAAAAACCATCGATTTGGCTGAAGTACAGGCACAAACCATGAGCAAAAAGGCATACATGGTTAAATGGCGTGGTCTTACAGACGATGAGGCCATTGAAGAGCTAAAACAGATTGCACTGGAGCGGGAACTCCTTGAAGATAGTTACACGTCACCCCAACCTGCAACTCAACCGGGAGTTTCCGGAAATTTTGGCAGCACTGAGGATGATGAAGCTACAAAGGGAGTCAATCCAGATGACGACCCAACGCCTGTGGGGATTTAATAGCAGGAAAAGGAGGTGACCACCAGTCATGGCGAGTATTGATTTTGAGAGTGGCAATGTTGAGAAAGGTATGACTGGTGGCACTGGCCTCCTTGATTTAAAGAATGCCGAAGAGATTCGTTTGAACACAACAATTGAGCAGCAGAAAAACATTCAGCGCTTATACAAGAAGTTAGCAAAAGAAGCTCGAAGACAGGCAAATGCACTGAAAGGCAAATCTAATGTCAGTGACGCATTGCGAAAGAGTTATTTAAACAATCTTTCAAAGCAACTTACACAAGCAAGCGATTCAATTGGTAAAGAGATTGAAGCCAGCATCAGGGGTGCAATAGAAACAACAGCACAGGGTGTTGTCACTGACCAAAGAGCTTTTCTAAAAAAGATTGGGATGCCAAATATATCATCTGCTTTTTCACATGTTCCAAGAGATATTGTTGAAGCTGTTGCAAATGGAGGTATCTACAAAGGTGATTGGTCACTTTCTAAAGCAATTTGGGGGATGTCCAAAAAGACTGCTGATGATATCAATACAATCATTGCAGAGGGTATTGCACAAAACAAGAGCGCTTATGATATCGCAAAAGACCTTGAAAAGTATGTAAGTCCCACAGCAAAAAAGCCATTTGATTGGGGAAAAGTCTATCCGAATACAGCCAAACGCATTGACTATAATGCTCAAAGACTTTCCCGCACAATGGTTTCTCATGCATATCAGCAATCTCTTGTAAATACTTGCAATAAAAACCCATTTGTTACAGGGTTTAGATGGCGCTCGGCACATACAAACAGAACTTGTGAAATCTGTAATGAACGGGACGGAACTGTTTACCCAAAAGATGATTTGCCTCTTGACCATCCGAATGGGATATGCACTTTTATTGCTGTAATTCCCGAAAGTTCAGATGATATCGTTGACCGCCTTGCTTCTTGGGTCAATGGGACTCCAGATTCTGCATTAGATAGCTTTGCGGCAGATATATTTAAGAGACATATGAAATAACTCTTTACTTTTATGTGGAATCGTAGTATAATAAAATAGAGCATATCTTTGGAGGTCTGTAATGAATAAATGTGGTCATCAGGACTGTTTTACATGTCCTTTTCCTGATTGTAAGGAAAATACGTCCAGAGGGATACACAGTATTCCACAAGGAAAAGAATCTGAGGGTGTACGAAAGAAGAAAGAGCCTAAACAAGCTCGAGGTGTGATTCACACTCGCCAAGGGTTTAAAAGGATGGGATAATATGAATGAAATACTTGCAACGTGTCGAAACTGTGGAAAAACAAGCCCTTGTCTTGAGAAAGACATGGAAGAAAACCTTGTTACAATGCCTGATTTCAATCGTATTGTGCTGACACAATGGATTTGTCCCAAATGCTTGTATGTCCATACAGTTCAGCTTGACGATGATTCCACGAAAAAACTTTTTGAGCAATTCAAGCTGAGAATGTCTCGTTTTCGTCGTAACACATCTATGGGCAAGGGCATCTCTTTGAGTGATGTGAATGCTATGGATGCGCTCCAAAAGAGTCTTGATGATGCACGTTCCGCGCTCAATGCGCGTTATGTTGGTTCGGTTTACCAGTTGGGCGAACAGAAATTCAAACTGGAATTATGCCCACCGGATGCAAGAATTTCCGGAGAAAAGGAGAGCCAAAAATGCTGAAATCCAAATTTCTGAGAGCACTTACAAAAGGTCTGCTGTTTCCAATGTGTTTCATGCTGGGTGTACCTGATGGGGGCACTGGTGGAGAGGGCAATCCTGCTGAAAGCGCAAACAACAATGACGGTCAAGGCTCAGGGGATGGGAATCCCGCTGCGGGTGAGGGTACAAAAACCTTTACACAGGAAGACCTGAATCGCATTGGTGCACGCGAAAAGGCAGAGGGTCGCCGCGCTCTCTTGAAAGAGCTTGGTATCGAGGACACGGAAGATGCACGTCAGGCAGTCCAAAACTTCCTGAAGCAGCAAGAATCACAAAAATCGGAAGCACAAAAAGCTGCAGAGCGTGCGGCGAAAGCTGAAAAGGAAAAGGCAGATGCGGAAGCCAAGGCCTCTGAATCGCAGCAAAAGCTCGAAGCTCTGATGGCCAAAGCAAATCCCGATACACTTGATGACCTGATTGTCTTGACTCGCGCAAAAGTCAATGACAAGACGGATTTCAAGGCCGCTCTTGGGATTGTGAAAGCTGCCTACCCAGCTTTCTTTGCTGATGCACAAGCCAATGAGGGTACTCAGAAAAAGACCATAGGCACAGGAGGCTCTACAAACCCACCGAAAGGCGCAGCAAGTAAAATGAGCATGGGTGAACGCCTCGCGAAAAACAAGCTCGAAGCTGCTCCCAAGGAAAGTCCGTTTTTCAACAAAAATTTTTAAGGAGGAAACACAATGTTGAATCAATCTGGCGTCACGACTGTGAACGCAACGACTCCCAAAAGCATCCTTTGGGCTCCGGAAACTGCTGTTGCAGTACCCTGTGTTGTTGACAATACGGGTGTATCTGCTGGCAGTGATGGCAAGAAGATGCTGATGGCAGGTACTCCGTTGTCGGGTGACCTGACCGCTCGAAATACCGCTTTTAAGAAAGCTGCTACCTCTGGCGAGCCTGCTGCTTCCAACGCTGTCGGTCTGCTTCTGCACACGGTTGATGTAACCAATGGCAAACAGAATGCTACAGTCCTGGTTTCTGGTCTGGTAGACCTTAACAAGTTGGACAGTGCGACGGCGGCACTCATTACAGCAGAAGTCAAAGCCGCTCTGCCCCGCATCACGTTTGTGAAATAATTACAAGAGGAGGAAACAGATATGTCGATTTTTGACCTTGTCAAAGCCAGTGAACTGGTTGCATACTGGACTACACTGGCCAATCAGCGTGCCCCGTATTTGGGTGAATCCCTGTTCCCCAGCAAGAAAAAGCGCGGCCTGAATCTGAAATGGATTAAAGGCTCCAAGGGCTTGCCCGTTGTACTAGCTCCTAGCTCTTACGACGCAAAAGCCAAAGTCCGCGACCGTATTGGGTTCAGCACGGTTTCGGCAAATATGCCGTTCTTCAAGGAAAGTACCTACATTGACGAGGAGATGCGTCAAGAGCTAAACATGGTTCTTGAAACAAATAACCCGGCCTATGTTGAATCCGTCATGAATAACGTTTTCGATGACGAAGTTCGACTGCTGGAGGGTGCTCGTGCTCAGCGTGAGCGCATGCGCATGCAGTTGCTGACAACTGGTACGATTGCTATCAGTGCGAACGGCCAGGAGTACAACTATGACTATGGCGTGCCGTCCAATCACAAGGTTGATGCCTCTGCTGCCTGGACGACTACAACGACCGATATCATCGGTGATATTAAACAATGGCAAGACCTCATCGAAGACGAGTATGGTGTACGGCCTACCCGCGCCATCTGCGACCGTGCTACGTTCAACTGCTTCCTGAAGAATGACGCCATTATCAAGAGCAATTTCGTGCTGTCCAACGGCCAAGCTGCTCTGACCGAAAACATGGTGCGCCGCTATCTGATGGAGACTCTGGGGCTGACGGTTGAAGTCAACACCAAGAAATACGTCAACGAGGCTGGGGCCACTTCCCCGTTCGTTCCTGCAAACACTTTTGTTCTGATTCCTGAGGGTGACCTCGGCAGCACATGGTTCGGCACCACTCCGGAGGAGTCTGACCTGATGGCTGGCCAGATTGGCAACAACATTGAAGTGGCAATCACTGATGTGGGTGTTGCAGTTGCTACTCACGGCACGTATGACCCCGTCAATGTGCAGACCAAGGTGTCCATGATTTGCCTGCCCAGCTTTGAGGCTGCGGACCAAATCGTCATTGCCGACGTTTCTGGTTCCTGAGTAAAGGAGGAACTCGCATGATTGTTATCAGAAAAGGCGAACTCACAAACAGGGTTTCGTGGGGCTGCTTTAAAGCAATCTTCGAGGGTCAGGGTTGGGAAATCTGCGAGGACGAGGGTTTTATGCCCAGAAAACGCGATAACGGTGCCTTGATGCACTTACCTGACCCCGACCAAGAAGAGGACACACAGGACGAATCTGACCAAGAAGATGAGGATGAATCCGAGGATGAGGAATCTGAGGAGGAAGACGACATCACAGAAAAGCCCTTGAGCGCCCTTGACCTTGGCGAACTGAAACAGTTGGCTGAGATGCGTGGTGTAAATATCGAGGGTCTCCGTAGCAAACGGGATATTCGTACTGCTATTCGGGAGGCTGAAGAGGAGGGCTGAGCATGACTGCCTTGGAAGAGTTGAAGGTGATTTGTCGTGAAGACGACATACCATTTTTCACCGATGCACAGCTCAGTTATTACCTCGAGAAAGCTGAGGGCGATATTGAGAATGCGGCATATGTGTGCCTCTGCATAAAGGCTGAGGACACAACCTTGAGTGTGAGTGGCCTTAACACTGCTGACACTAGCAAGTACTTCAGGCGACTTGCCTCAAGGTATCGCCCCAGCAACAGCGGTATCCTGAAAGGGGAATACTGATATGTCTCAAAAAGCATTTGAAATCAACAAACTCCGCAGACTACTAAGAACCAGTGGAAAACTTTATGAATTCAAACGAAAAGGCACCAATGCTTACAATGAGCCCACTGAAGAAGAAACCACTGTTGCAGTAATTCGTGGGGTCTATCATGAGACATATGCACGTGTAACTGTTGTTCTCCAGGAGAGCTCAAAAATTCGCTCAATGCCACAGCCAACAATACTGTGCTTGTGGGATGACTATGTGGCCAGTAGATTGGCTGTTGGCGATGAGCTTACAATTGGGCCAAACAAATATACACTGCAAGGTGCAGTAAATGTGCAAAAGATGGATGTTGCTGCTGACATCACTCTTGAGCTGGTACAAGACAATGGGACTAAATTTTGACATAAGCGATATGCTGAACGGCATCACGGAGACTGAATCAAAACTCGATATTGCCGTTGGCATGCTTTGTGAAACAGCTGCAAAGAATCTTGAGGGAGACGCAAAGGAACAAGCAAAGTGGACAGACAGAACAGGTGCTGCACGTCAGCGGCTACAGGGTTATACATACCGGACCACCACTGGTTGGCGTATTGTATTGGCTCATGGGGTTGATTATGGTATCTGGCTAGAACTTGCAAATGAAAAGCGATTCGCAATTGTCGGTCCACTCATTGACCTTGCAAGTCCATACATTCTAAAGGATTTCGAAAACCTAATGAGCAAAATCAAGTAGCTTGGGGGTGAGCTGATGGCTGAAAAAAGCGTATGGCAATTGATTTTTGACCATCTTAAAGACGATGGGTTTGATGTATTTTCTCCAGGTCAGCATATTGGGGAATGTCTCTCGAAATACGTTGTCTTAAAAGATGCTGGCTCCAGCCGATACAATACCTACTCTACAGACACTTACCTTTACGATGTCATGTGCTATGTTCCAGCAAACACATTCTCAAGCCTTGAGCCATTTGTTGCAGCAGTAGAAAGTTCTCTCAAGAAGATGTTCCCTCTCATCAAGCCAACAGGGTATCACACCCCGTCTTTTCTTGATGATACAAACAAATCCTATATGGTCTCTCTACAGTACTCAAACTACAGAAAGGTCTTTTATAACTGAAAGGAGTGAACAAAATGGCAGTCAAACGCGGGACTGAAATCCCCACAATTGACGTTGTTCTGGTGACCTACAAGCCCAGTGGCAGCGAAGATGAGATTGCAATGGATACGGCATCTAAAATTGCCGTGACTCCACAAACAGAGACTACTGATGCTGTCAAGCTCATTATCAAAGGTGTACTCAAAGCACAGAAGCCTCAAAAAGTCACAATCACTGGTAACACCATTGTTCTGACGGACAACGTATTCACGCCGGAGCTGGTGAAAGCTCTTCAGGGTGGTGTTATCAAATGGTGGACCAGTGCTGAAAAAACCACGGAGGGTACTGAGCCCACTGAGTTCGGAATTTCTTCTTATACACCGCCTGTCGCGGGTAGTACTGAACAAATTCCTGCAGGCACCCTGTGTGCCTACTCTGCGCAGTATAACGCTGCAGGCCTGATTGTTCAGTACGAAAAAATCGAGTATCCAAACTGCCAGGGCACCCCGATTGCATTGAGCAGTGAAGATGATGTGTTCCGTGCTCCGGAATACACAATTAACTCCATGCCCAATACAGATGAGCCGCCCTACAAAATCAACTATGTAAAGACGCTGCCCAGCGTCTCCTGAGGAGGATAAAAATGGCAGAAGCACTGCAAATCACAAATTTTGCTGACCTTGAAACATACTCTAAAGGTCAGCTCGTTGAGCTGCCTGCTTTTGCTGAGGGCCAGCCGTTTGTTGCTCGGATTAAACGTCCGAGCATGCTGGCTCTTATCAAAAGTGGTAAAATCCCGAACAGTCTTATAAAAACGGCAAGTCAGCTTTTTGCCGAGGGTATGCCGGATACGGAAGCCGATGACAAAGCGATGACCAATCTTTTTGACATCCTGGACCGTGTAGCTGAGGCTTGCCTTGTTGAGCCGACGTATCAACAAATCAAAGAAGCGGGTATGGAACTGAGTGATGACCAATACATGTTCATCTTCAATTATACCCAACGGGGTGTCAAGGCACTCGAATCGTTTCGTTAAATCCCCAGAGATTGTTGGGTTTGTTGCGATGTGTAAAATGTATCGCAAGATGCCAAGTGAAATCTTGGGGCTTGAGGATACTTATACAGCGTATTGCTTAAATGAGGCTTGCGCTTACATTATGCAGCAGCTCAATCAGAAAAAAGAGCCACATTTTCGTGTGGAGTATAAGACTTTTTCTGAGCTTTATAGCCAATATGAGGATGGGGGTGGAGCAACTTGAGTGTAGATGTTGGCAAGGCAATAGGTTATCTTGACCTTGATACATCAGGCTTCAAAAAGGGCTTCAAATCTGCCCTTGAAGATTTAAATGTCTTTAGAGACAAAACTGCAACCACCTCAGACAAACTTCTTGGCCTTGGAAATTCAATGACAAGCGTTGGTTCGTCCTTGACGAAAAATATGACGCTGCCTCTTGTTGGTGCTGGTACTGCTATTATGGCAGTTGGTAACAAATTTGAAGCACAAATGTCTCGTGTCCAAGGTATCGCAGGTGCTACAGAAGAAGACCTCAAAGCCCTCACTGACCAAGCCATAGACCTCGGTGCTAAAACATCATTCTCCGCAACAGAAGCTGCCTTGGGTATGGAAAATCTTGCCAGTGCGGGCTTTAATACAAAAGAAATCATGTCTGCGATGCCTGGTCTACTTGACTTGGCTGCTTCTTCTGGTGCTGACTTGGCAGTTGCCTCAGAGATTGCTGCTTCAGCAGTCAGGGGCTTTGGCCTTGAAGCAAAAGATACAGCTCATGTGGCTGACGTTTTTGCAGAAGCTGCTGCGCGCACAAATGCACAGACGGAAGACATGGGTGAGGCAATGAAATATATTGCCCCTGTCGCAAATGCAATGGGGCAATCACTAGAAATGACTGCTGCAGCAGTTGGTATTATGTCCGATGCTGGTATCAAAGGCAGTCAAGCAGGTACATCACTCCGTGGTGCACTATCTCGATTGGCAAAACCCACGGACGCAATGACTGACAAGATGAATGAACTCGGACTATCGTTTTATGATGCTGAGGGAAACATGCTTCCACTCACCGGAATTGTGGAGCAGCTTGAAACCGGGTTTGAGGGCTTGACCCAAGAACAACGGAACAATGCTCTTGTCACTCTGTTTGGTCAAGAGTCTTTGTCTGGTATGCTGGCTCTTATGCAGCGTGGTCCAGAAGAACTGCAAGCCATGACAGATGGTTTCGTAAATTGTAGCGGAGCCGCTGGTGATATGGCTGATGTGATGCTGGATAATACAAGTGGTGCCATCGAAGAAATGATGGGTTCCATCGAAACCCTAGCAATCAAACTTCAGCAAGTTCTTGCACCCACAGTCACTTCTGTTGTACAGAGTATTACAGGTTTTGTAAATAAGCTCAGCCAATTAGATGAGGGAACATTGAAACTCATTACAGGTGTTGCAATGTTCTTGGCTGCTCTTGGACCTGTACTTCTTATTGGAGGAAAAATAACCAAAGGTATAGGCACGCTACTTCATGTCTTTTCTACCCTGAAAACAACCCTTTTGGCAGTAAAAGGATTTTTTGTAGCTGCCGGAGCTTCCTTGAGTAGTATACTCATCCCAATAGCTGCTGTTGTAGCTGCTGTGATACTTTTAAAGGTGGCGTGGGATAATAACCTCGGTGGAATGCAGGAGAAAGTAGCGGAGCTGTGGGCTCGCTTACAAGAAACATTTACAGCAATTGTTGGTATCCTCCAGTGGTTTGTTGAGCTTTTCTCTCAAATGTGGGAAAGCAACTGGATGGGTGTTCAAGACATATTCAATGCTGCAGTAAACCAAATAGCAATAATATTTAATGCTGTTCTTGACCTCCTCTTAGAACTATTTGACCTCTTTAAAAACATTTTTTCAGGCGACTGGGAAGCCGTTTGGGATAATGTGATGAACATCTTCAGTATTGTTTGGGGAGCAATAAAGGATTTGATGGCAAATGCTCTCAACATTCTTGTTGATACCCTTATAAGAGTTGGCGTTCGTCTCTTCGAGGCTGGTAAACAAGCATTTGAAAACATTAAAAACGCCTTTACAGACCGTTGGAACGCTATCAAAGAATGGTGGAGCAAAGCCTGTGAAGACCCAATTGGAACTCTACTGGACCTGAAAGATGCGTTCTTTGACGCTGGTTCAAAAATATTCACATCCCTCTGGGATGGTTTGCGGTCAATTTGGGACAGTATTGTTGGCTGGGTTAACGATGCTATTGATTGGATAAAAGAAAAAGTTGCTTTCTGGCAAAGTGAAAGTGCAAAAGTCAGCACTGGAAACCCAAGAGCGGGTGGAGGCAGCTTCTCTCATGCTTCTGGCCTTGATTATGTGCCATACGACGGATATCCGGCAATTCTTCATGAGGGTGAAGCAGTCCTTACAAAGCAAGAAAACAAAGAGGGTAAAAGGTCGAGTTCAGGCGGCGACATTTTCAATTTCTACAGCCCTGAAAGCATTGATGCTGTGACAGCGGCCAGAGAATTCAAAAAGGTTAAACAAGAATTGGCAGAGGGTATATAGGAGGTGCCATATGGTTGAAAGTATTGTATTGGTGAACAAGAGCCTTGGCACCTCTTTGCCAATTAACATGGCAACAAGAGACTATGTGCTCGAAAACGTTGATTGGGGAGCAATAGAAAGCTCCAACAAATCCTACAAATTTATCAATCAAGTCGGTGTGTATGTAACAGGGACAACTCTTGAATCACGAACAATTTCAATTCTGGGTTGGGTTGTTGCTGACACTATTGAAGACATGAAGAGGAGAAAAAAATTCCTCAACTCTTTTGTAAATCCGCTTCAAAGAATAGATTTACAGTACAATGAATATCGAATTGAGGGCATACCAGAAACCTCTATAAAGTATGGCAGTGAAATGCCGGAAAACAATGAGGTCATGTGCAAATTCCTTATCAATTTGTTCTGTCCTGACCCAATGTTTTACACACAAAATGGTTCCTATGTATCAGTTGCAAACTGGGCACCAAAGTTTAAGTTCCCTCTCATCATTCCCTCAGGGAATTATGTAACCTATGGAGACACTCCACAAGGAGGAACTCTTGAAAATCCTGTAGAACTCACTGGTGTCTCTCAGTTTACAGTAAAAAATCAGCTGTATCAGCCGAAACTGGTCAGGCCGCTACGTCGTGTTGACCAAGTGAAAGACGAGTTGCAGACATGTTTTAAGAGCGTCTACGACAAGAGGATTGTGCTGGATGGGACGGAAAATTCACATATTTACGAGAGTATATTTAGTCTTGATTATAGCTCCGCATGGCCAACGCCCGTGAGTCTAGCAAGTGGTGTATGTTCTCATTATCAATATAGGACATATGCCAAAGGCAAAATCGGTATCACTGATAACGGTAGGGCAATAGTGTATAAACCAAACGGCGATTATACTGTCGATGAAACCGGGCTGACGAAATGGAAAGCCTACCTTTCCAACCAAAAAGCCGCAGGAACGCCCGTTGTTGTGTACTACCAGTCCACAGCCTACGACGGCACCAACGGATTATATATTCAGCAGACCACCTACAATGTGGGCTTTGTGGAGCTGGATGGGACGGAGGATGTCGTATTTGATACCTACGGAAATACTCAGAAACGGATACGCTTTGATTTAGACAGAAATGCAATTGCGCGGTATGCATTGAAATTTTCACATGGTAACCCCGGGGATACTCCGACCGTTACAGGGGGGATATCTGCAAGTTTCAACCGTGACATGCTGAATCGCTTGCAAATCATTTGTAGCCCCGACACATGGACAGCATTAGGTGTTACAGATACGGCGACTGCAAAAACATGGCTTGCTGCACAAAAAGCAGCAGGCACGCCCGTCCAAGTAGCCTACCAGCTCGCCACACCGGAAGTGTACGCCACCGACCCTATAAAAATAGGTGGCCACGGTATCATTATGGGTCTTAGAAGCCCCTCTGCAATTGCAACAATAACAAATACAGGCACCTTGCCTTGTGGGTTTATCATCACATTTCAGGCTTCTGGAACTGTTGAGAATCCAAAAATTATTGACATCAATACACAAGAGTACATTCGTTTGAGCCATACAATGCAAGCAGGTGAAGTCATTCGAATAAGTACTCTCGACAACAATAAGACAGTTCGTCAGATTATTGGTGAAGATTCAATAAATGCATTCAATTTCCTTGATTTTGCAAATTCAACATTTTTACAGCTTGCTGTTGGCATAAACTATCTACGCTACGATGCAGATTCTGGTCTTGACAACCTTTCTGTAGAATTTAAGTTTGACCCAAGATATCTGGAGGTGCAAGAGTAATGGATTTCTATATCTTTACTCAAGACTATGTTCCTCTGGGTATTGTATCAACTCCAACAGCAGTGACTTATACAGAAAAATTTCAATCAAGAGGCTCATTTGAACTCTATCTTCCCCTTAACACAGACAATATCTCGCTCATGAAAAAAGAACGAGTGGTGCTGCTTGATGCTGCAAGAAAACTTGCTGGTGTTATTGGGATTGTGAAAAAAGAAAAAGCCTCAAAGGATACAAATCAGCTTGTTGTAAAAGGCAATCTCTGTGAGGAGTATCTTTATAGAAGAATCTGTTGGGGATTGTACGACAAAACTGGAAAAGCAAGTGCTGTAATCAAAGACATGGTTACAACTCAAGTCATCTCCCCAACAGATACAAATAGGGCAATTGCAGATATTGTAATTGACTCAACAAGAGCTGATGTTGGTGATTCAATTGTGTTTCAAAGCACAGGTGGTAATGTTGGTGAAAACATAGAGGGTATTTGTGGAGCAAATTCTCTTGGCTTCAGATTAGAGTATGATGCTCCAAATAAGCAGATGCCCTTTTATGTGTATGAGGGTACAGACAGAACAATTGAGCAATCTGATGTTCCTCCTTGCATCTTCTCTTCAAACTATGAAAACATACTGAGTTCGAGTTACACCCTAAACGCTCAGGATTCAAAGAATGTTGGTCTTGTAGCAGGTGAGGGTGAGGGCTTGGCAAGAAAAACTGTATCTGTTGGAACTGCTTCTGGTAAATCAAGAAAGGAAGTTTTCATAGATGCCCGAGATTTACAGAGTACAAACTCTGATGGCATGACAATTCCTGAGGCTGAATATCTGCAACTGCTGAAACAAAGAGGCAATGAAAAGATGGCTGACCTCAAGGAGACAGAAAGTTTTGATTGTGTTGTGAATACCTATGGCAACATCCGATACAATGAAGATTATTTTCTAGGAGATAAAGTTACAATATTTGATGCTGAGCTCGAAATCCAACTAAATGCAGTTATTACAGAAGTAGAACATGCATTTGATTCAATTGGTGAAACAATTTATATCACATTCGGGTTTGGACCCCTCACACTAGCACAAAAGCTCAAAGCAAAGGTGGTGCAATAATGGAAAAAAGTTCATTTTTCAATGCCCAAATGGATGCATCTGGAGAATACGACAGAGAGTATCTGGCTGAGGACTTTGCCAGTTATTTCTCCAAGTTCATCTCAAACGGTGTATTTCCAAATCCAAGCACAGGGCTGCAAGTTATTGCAGCTGATACTCCAAACATGACAGTCACGCTTTCTGTTGGATATGGGTACATCAATGGTTACAAATACGAAAACACTACTCCATTGACATTCAGCATTGGTGTTGCTGATGGCGTGCTGAATCGTAAAGATGCAATCTTTATTAGATACAGTAAACTGGGTAGGGCTATCAAAGCATATAAAATCGCTGGCACTCCTGGTGCATCTGCTGTTGCGCCATCTGTTGTTAGAACTGAGGACTACTACGATTTGTGTGTAGCAATTATCAGTGTTAATGCGGGTATCACAGCAATTCCTCAATCACTCATTGAGGATACTCGGTTGAACACTTCCCTCTGTGGTATTGTCACAGGTCTCGTTGAGCAAGTTGATACAACTACCCTTTACAATCAAATTCAATCTGATTTATCCCAATTTAAAACAGTAAGCCAAGCAAAATTTGATGCTTGGTTTGAAGATATCAATGCAAAGCTGGGTACAGAGCCTGCAACAGCTCTTCAACAGCAAGTAGATGCTCTTGATGCTGCTAAAATGGATAAAACTACTTATGACTCAAATGGCGACGGGGTAGTTGATAAAGCAGCAGTAGCAGATAAAGTAGCTAAAAAGCTCATCCTCCAAAACAACGCCGGGCAGCAGATGGCTGAATTTGATGGTTCAGAAGAAAAGACAGTAAAATTGACCCCTGCCCAGGTAGGAGCTGAACCCACTTTCACGAAAAACAGTGCGTTCAACAAGAACTTCGGAACAGCGGCGGGCACCGTATGCCAAGGCAACGACGGTAGGCTTTCAGATGCGCGTAGAGCGAGCAACATTTCAATGAGCTACAGTGGTGGAAATCTTTGGATTTCTTATTCATAAGGTGGTGCAAATATGGCACTGTATTATAACAATACAAATATTGCGCAATCAAGTAATGTGTATTCAAATAGTAATGCCAGCAACAAAGTTTATCACAATAACAACCTTGTTTGGCAAAAGCAATTTACAGTTTACCCTGGTGTACCAGTTGCGAATACGCAGAATCTTGGGTATGCCGCATATTTTACCGTTACAAATAGTGGAACTGATATTAAAGTTGACGCATTCGGCGGCACAGAACGCGGATATGGCCGTGTAATGCTTGGCGGATTTAGCACGATAGGATATTCTAAACTTTTCTTTGCAAATCTTAGTATATCACTGTCTAACTCTTTCTCTCATGCCAAAGTAGCGCTTAGTGATGTTAATGGGAATGTGGTGCAGCAGCTTATTTTCCATGAAACAGGAGAGGCTGGCGGCTTCTCTATAACCTACGCATCCAGCGATATATTTACAATCAATGCAGAAAACGGAAACTATTATTTGATGCTCGAAGTGGCTTCCGGCGCTACGGGCGGTGGTTTACATGCGACCATTCAAATGAACGGATGCTATTTGATTTAAAATAAGGAGGAATCTACATGCTTCAACTCAAAATGAAAAACGGTGAAATCATTCCTGTAATTCAACCAACAGCAGCTTATCCATCGTACTCTGCAAATCAAAGAAGTTATTTAGAAATTCATATAGCAGAAGATGAAATGACTTTTGATGAGTTTTATGCTCTAGTTACAAACTCTGCGGCTACAGAGAAGCTGATTCTCATCAATGATGATAAAGATAACCCATACACCAATGTATATGAATACTATACAGAAGCCACCGAAGTCTCAAAGAAAAGAATTACAAACTTTGATATTTCTACAGGTGCTCCAATAGAAGAGACTCATCTAGTTGCGCGACTGGAACAGCTCACATATACAGAAAGAAAGTTAAAAGAGCTTGGGCTATAAAGGAGGGTAAGCTATGGAACGAGCAAGATTTCCTATGGAATTCTTGAGGGTGACTCAAGGGCCAAATACCGGGAGCCATGCAGGTAGTAAGGCGATGGACTTCGGCGGCAAGGACACCGGGTGCGATGTAGTCTATGCGCCTTTTACCGGGCGTGTAGCGCGTGTGCGCACGAATTCCAGCCATGAGACCTATTTTGAAAGTCTGGAACCTGTGGAGTTTGCCGATGGAACCGTGGACTACATGACCGTGACGCTGATGCATGATAATGTATTGGACGTTCGTACCGGGCAGGTGCTGCACCAAGGCGAGAAGATAGGCGACGAGGGCGGCTTTGGTGGCGGTCGTCCGAACCGTTTTGGCGCGCATCTGCACCTTGAAGTGAGCCGGGGGCGAAATATCGCCTACCAAGTGCGAAACGCACAGGGCACATACTGCACGCCACAACAGGTAGATATTTGGTCTGCGCTGTGGCTGGGGACGGATGTTCAAGTGCTTGATGGTGCTGGGTATTCGTGGAAAAGAGATACAAAGGAGGATGATGACATGAAATTCCTGAAAGTAACAAATGGCAAATGTGAAGTATTCACAACCACGGATGTGAATGCAGTAGACAAGTCCTACAACAGTGGAAAGCTGACCGAGGGTGTGTGCTACCCGGTACAGGCCGAGGTGGGCAGCTCTGGCGGGTACAACTGGGTGCGCATCTTCGTGGCGGGAGAAAAACGTTACGCTGTTGTATTGTCCGACCGTTGCCAGCTTGTAACACTGTCTCCTGGAGATGCTTTTAATGCTTGTGTAGCTCAAGCTAAACCACAAGCAGCAGACCCTGAGATTGAAAAGAAACTGGCTGCTGAAACGCTTCGTGCTGACACAGCAGAACGGGAAAGAGATGCTGCAAACAAAAAAATCAATGAAGCCAAAAAGGCTCTTGGAGCCTAAAAGGAGGAACTGACTATGAGATTCAAAATCAACATTCCTGTCCGCATGAAAAATCCGTGGTTCTGGGTTGGCCTTGCAGGTGTTATCCTTACTGCAATGGGGGTTTCCCCTGAAACGCTGACCAGCTGGGGTGCTGTTGTTGAGGCATTCAAGAGCCTCATCATGAATCCGTTTATGCTCGGAAGTGTTGCTCTTGCAGTCTTGGGTGTATTTATTGACCCGACGACAAAGAGCCTTGGTGACTCTGCAAATGCATTGACTTATACTTCTCCGAATTGAGTCTTTACTTTTGCTCCAATATGGAGTACGATAGACTTGGAAAGGAGGAACCATGAGTGACTGCCAAAATTGTCCATTGGTGGAAAAAATAAAAAACCTGGAAGAGGACAGTCGCAGAAACCAAGAAACCCATAAAGAATTTTATAATCGCTTTGAAAACCAAACAATGGCGCAAGCTGTGACGGATGAGCGATACAAAACAATTCTAAACACCCTCACAACCCTGACGGGAAAAGTTGATGCCCTCAGTGCAGACCCAGGGAATAAGTGGAAAACCCTGACAAGCTCAGTGATTTCAGGGCTTGGCGGTGGGCTTATTGGGTTTATTGCCTCGATGTTCTTGAAATAGGTATACACAATGGAGGTATAACTTTGGAAATCGACACTGAACAGCTCAAGCTCGAAAAGGATGCACTAGACCAGAGCCTTGCCCTTAACAAAGTTGTTGTTTCTCTTTTGGAAGAGCGCAAAAAAGAAATGCGACACATCTGGATGGTACTACTTACAATTTGCATCATATTCGCAATTGCAATTTCGGTGTTTGCGTATTTCAATTACACTGATAAGCAAATGCTGATGGAGCAACTCGAGAATACACGGGTTGACTTCATGGAGTATCTTGATACAATTGAGTATACTACAACAGAGACAACGACTGAAACAACAATTACACAAGATACTGGTGAGGGCAGTGATAATAATGTATATCAAGCTGGCTCTGATGCTGTATACAATGAGGCTGGAGGTGAATAATCTTGCCAAAGCAAACTGTTACAGTCGTGACTACGACACGTACAACGACAAGGTCTTCCGCAAAACCAAAGAGTGGAAATACACAAAGCAGGTGCCCGACATGTGGTAAATATATGCGCAGAAAATAAGGTGATGTAGATGACTGAGCACGTACAAACTCGTGCAAAGGTACGACAAATTCCTCGTGTCAGTACATTTAATGCCTTGCTCGAAGAATGTACCATATCTCAAGAAGAGAAAGAACTCATGAGACTACATTATCTTGAGAATAAAGACTTCTGTTACATTGGAGACCAGCTGGGCTACTCTGAAATAACTATGAAGCGATGGCACAAAAAGATTCTACGCAAACTGAATAAAGTCCTGTAATTTCAGGGATACTTTTAAGACCGTTCACGGATACTCCGTGGGCGGTCTTTTGATTTATACTTAAATCAAAGGGTGATGTATATGGAATCTAGAGAAACCCTGGTTCTTGAGCTGGTGTGGGAATATAACTATACACCAGAAGAAGCAGAGGAAGTTGTAAGCAGTTATCTTGACAGCGGAAATTATGCTCTGCTGTATGATATATTGAAGCACAAATCTGTTAACAAAATACTTGCTTACAAGGAGGCTCAAAATGTATAGCCCGATGTATTCACAAATGCCATACAACCCGATGGCTCCAGCTCAACAAAGACTTGCTCAAATGGAGCAACAGTATCCTCAGTTTGCTCAGCAACAGATGAATCAAATGGGTCAGGGATACGGACAACCCCAACAACAGCCAATGTATATTAAATGCAGGGCAGTCACATCTTTTGATGAAGCCAAGGCCGCTATGATTGATTTGGATGGCAGCTTACACGTTTTTACAGACACAGCAAATAAACGGATTTATACAAAACAAATCAATCTTGATGGGACTGCTACTTTAAATACTTATGTGCTGGATGAGCCTGTTCAGGCCACAGTCGTCAAGTCTGCAAACGAATCTCCCGTCAGTCAAGCTGTTTTCATTCAGACCGTAAATTCCCTCCAGAGCGAGATAGAGGAATTAAAGGCGAAATTTGAACAAAGGAGTGATACGAGTGTTCAATCCGATGCAAATGTTTCAAGGAATGGGAAACGGACAAAATCCAATGATGCAGATGATGCAGCAAATAGGTAGGGGTGGAAATCCTACCCAAATGATGCAGGGTATGATGCAGTCTCAGCTGCAAAATAACCCACTTTTTCAACGTGCTCAGGAAATGGCCAAAGGCAAAAGCCCTGATGAACTCAAACAGATTGCTCAAAATCTATGTAAGCAGCGTGGTATTGATATTGACCAAGCCATGGAGCAATTCAAGTCTCAGATGGGCTCAAAGTAGGCAAATGTGTGCCCAGCACATTTGACATATATTTAAGGAGGTTTGTATTTATGGGTATGGAAGGAACTGGCCTCAGCGTTGCCGACGCGCTGGCTCTTCAAGACCGTCGTGGTGACGGAATGTTCGGTGATGGCAATGGCATGTGGGTGTTTTTCCTGTTCTTCCTGCTGGCGTGGGGTGGCAACGGCATGTTCGGCGGCAATAATGCTGCTGCGCAGGGTGCTCTCACTCGTGCTGACTTGTGCGAGAGCTTCAACTTCAACGACCTGCAGCGTCAAATTCAGGGCGTTCAAAACGGTCTGTGTGACGGATTCTACGCACAAAATACCACAATGCTACAAGGGTTCCATGGCGTTGACACCGCTCTCTGCAATGGTTTCAACAATGTGAACAACAACATCACCCAAGCCCGGTTTGATGCTCAGCAGTGCTGCTGCGAGACCAACCGTAACATCGACGCTGTGCGCTATGAGAATGCGCGCAACACATGTGACATTGTCAATGCTATCAAAGCTGATGGCGATGCCACTCGCTCTCTGATGACGCAAAATACGATTCAGGCTCTGCGTGATGAGCTGCAATCTGCTCAGCTTGCTCTGCAGAACAATGCTCAGACTCAGACCCTTATCAATCAGCTGCGTCCGTGCCCCATCCCTGCCTATCCGTCCTGCAGCCCGTATCAAACATACAGTGGCTGGAACGGCTGTGGCTGTGCTTGCAACGGCTAATCTACAAACAAATAGGATAGTTCGGCTTTGACCGTTCCCTAATACGACCAATGGGGGTGGGCAGATGTCCACCCCTTATTTTGAAAGGAGAAATAACAATGATTGATGCTGTAAACGTTGCATCTCAAAGTGTTGCTGTAAATTCCCCTGTTCTTTTTGGTGCTACACGAATCAAGACTGGGTGCTCTGTACGACATGAGCAAGGCTCTGGCAGATTTGTTCTGCTCAAGCCAGGTATCTATCGAGTATCTTTCAATGCCAGTCTATCTGCTGCAGCTGCTACCACAGCAATTTTAAATATCACCCAGGATGGTGAACAAATTGCTGGTGCAAACATCACTTCCGGAGTTGACCCAACAAGCATTGAAAGTGTTTCTGTGACAACTCTACTTCGGGTTTACTGTAGCGATGTCAGCTCTGTCTCTATCACAAACATTGGTACAACTGCTATCAACGTTGCTCAAGCCAATTTTGTCATTGAAAGGGTCTGCTGAATGTGGACAGAAATGACGAGCTGTTCTTTATAATTGCGACGTTCAATACCTGTTTAGGTATGGTCAATATGCAAAAGAATGACGCACAGAAAGACCATCAAGAGATTCTTGATGAAAAGCTCGACAGAATACTTTCAAAAATTGACAACATAGAAAGGAGGCTTGGTGATGGCAAACTACACAATGGAGAAAACAGAACGTGACTGGGATATCTGCTATAATGCATTTAAAAAGATAAACCAACGACAAATCACAGCACTCATGTTTCATGACCAAATGGCTGACTTGTTTGACTTTCTAGGTTTGATGGGTTTCAAGCGAATGCACGAGTATCAGTATTTCGCAGAATCTGCTGAGCATAGGACAACAAAAAGATACTTTATCAATCATCACAATAGGCTGTTGCCTGAAGATGGGGTGGAAGAGATTGAAGCCATTCCGGACAGTTGGTATAAGTATACTAGATTTGAGGTCAGTGCTCAGGTACGAAGACAAGCAGTTGAAACTGCATTTGAGAAATACAACGAATGGGAAAGTGAAACAAAAGAATGCTACGAAAAAGCTGCAAAAGAACTTCTTGATGCCGGATATATGGCTGACTACAATAAAGTCAACTGTTTGATTGAAGATGTTGACATGGAATTGAAGCACATTGATAGACTTATTATATGCCTCAAATCTGTTGCATATAACGATGTTTATGTCGCAACAATTCAGGATGAGTTACATGAAAAATATCGTGCAATGACGAAAGAAATTGGTGTAAACATCTGTTAAACACTTGCCCCTTGCTTCGGTGAGGGGCATTTTTATGGAGGAACCATGAAAAGTTTAGGCTTTGAGAGGGTACAGCTTTATGCTAAAACATTCAAGGGATTTGTTCCTGTACCATACCCAATGGAGGGAAGGCAACTCTATTACTTTGATAAAGAGCAAAACAAATTCATAAGAATCCAATAAATTTTGAAAAAACCTCTTTACATTTTCTTGCAATAGGAGTACAATGTACTTGTAAGGAAAACAAACGGAGGTAAACATTATGAAGTATTCAATTCCTGAATCCAATATGGATAAACTTACAAAACGCCTTGTAACAATTGGTAACAAGTGTAATAAGTTTGGCTGCACTTTCAGTTTTGAAATCATTGGCGAGCATTATGAAAAGCAATTCGATGATGCTCATGTTTATACTGGGGATATTAAATACATCGATGTAGAAGTCTCCGGCAAAGCCATTATCAACAATTGGGTTTTTGTTGCTACACTTGAGCACACTGATAAAGGAAACATTGTTCGAGCTTATGATGGGCAAGGAGTTCCTCAATGGGCATACACTGTTGAAGCTAAATGTGACCACTGTAAAACAAAGCATACCCGCAAAGACACCTACATTGTTCGCAATACTGAAACTGGTGAATTTAAGCAAGTTGGTCGCAGCTGTCTTAAGGACTTCACAAATGGTCTGAGCGCTGAAATGGTTGCTGCTTATCTTTCCTATTTGGATACCCTAGAGAAATCCTCTATTGACTTCTCTAGCAGTAAGCCCTACTACAACGTCAAAGAGTACCTGTTCTATGTTGCTGAAACAGTTAAGCACTTTGGCTATCTTAGCAAAGCCAATGCCGGTTACAATGGTACTCCCACTTCTTGTCGAGCTTTTAGGTACATGGTTTGTCCGAATGCTCAGGAACGCAAGGAAATGGAATCTATAGGATTTGAAGCTTGCACCGAAGAAAATGAGAACACCGTTGTTACTGCTCTCCAATGGCTGAATGCCCAAGATGATGACTTTGGGTATATCCACAACCTCAAAATTGCGTGCTCTCGTGAGTATTGTGAATCTCGTGATTTTGGCATTATTGCTTCTCTGCTTCCTGCACACTTTAAAGCAATGGAAAAAGAATCTGAGCGTCTCGCACGTGAAGCCGCAAAAGCCAATAAGCCAAAAACAAACTGGGTTGGTGAAGTTGGTGAGCGCATTGAAATCATTGCTGACTGCAAATGTGTTGCTTCTTGGTACAGTGATTTTGGCCCTGGATATCTTTACAAATTCACATCTAATGATGGGAATACTTTTACTTGGAAGACTGGGAAAGCCGTTGATGATGGTAAGGTTGTCCTTAAAGGTACAATCAAAGCACATACTGAGTTTAATGGTGAGAAGCAAACTGAGCTGACACGTTGTAAGATTTCCTAAAAATATTGCAAAACCCTCTTTACATTTATGCATTTCATCGGTATAATAATACTTGTAAAGAAGTCATAAATGTATGGAGGGGTTTTATAATGACTATGAATGAAAAGAAACTCGCAAGCACCGAGAAAGAGCTTAATAAACTCTATAAAAGCCTTGAACGATACATTGGCCTCTACGAAAAGAAACAGCAAAAATGCATCAAACTTAACTGCAACTGGACTGATGAAGAATGGTGTCAGCACCGTGATGCAAACGACATGACTGATAAGCAGTATGAAGCATACTTTGATATGGATCTTCAGCAGATGTATATTGAGGATACAAAAAATCGTATCAACAAACTGGAACAGACCCTTAAAAAACAGGAACAGCGAGTGAAAGAAGAAAGCGAAAAGAATGAAATCTTTATGGCTGAGTACAATCGCCTCACTGATGCCGAGATTAAGCTCAATCAAGAAATGGTAAAAGCTGAGTATGAGGCTTGGCTGAAAGAGTTCAAAAGTGCTTGCCTAAAGGATGGGGTCATTGTTGAAGAAGCCTATTCTTCTATGGTGTTTGGGACTACTCCTTCCGGAAAACGATTTTCAATCATTCCAAATAATGGTTGGACCGAACGAAGCCGGCATTGTTACAGCGTTCGGGTTGAATCAAATACGATTTTCACCTCTGGTGAATTCTGGAGAGCTTACAGTGTTGTCAAAAATAGCTAATAACAATAAAGGCCGGGGTCAACCCCCGGCCTCATTTTTTGCTATATATTCAATTACATCTTGTTTTGATTTTAAAGCTGCGAGAATTTGTCTGTCTTTGCTTTGCTTATTTGGCAAATCCGCAATGATGTAATAGTATGTCACAGGTCTGGTTTGCCCAGGGCGATGAATGCGTTTCTTGCTTTGTGAGAATAGCGCAAGGCTGATATTTAAACTGTAGTAAATGCAATATCTTGCTCGTGTCAAGTCTATGCTTTCACTTCCAGACCTGTACTGAACTGCAATCACATCGGCTTTGCCATTTACCCATCGTTGCATTGTATCTTCAACCCCTGAGACTTCTGTGTATCTCCTGTGGAGTTTTTTACATACAGACCGTATTTCATCAAAATCATGTCTAAACGTTGCAAAGATGACCACAGGCTCCTGTGGAGAGAATTCAGACAGCATTTCTTCAAGCAGTTCAGCCCGTTCATTGTCTATGGGGATAACAGTCTTGTTTCCCTCTGGGTCTTCAACAGGAATGAACCCGCAACAGACTTGTTGTAGTCTTAAAGTTTTGCTGATAACAGCTTTAATTTCAGCAGCGCCTTTTTTGTTAAGGTACAACCCGTCCTCGTTTAAATCATGATACACTTTCTGAGCCTTTGATGAGAGAGTGTAAGAACGAATAATATTGCGTCGTTTTGGTAACTTGACAGAAGATTTAATTGTAAATGCACAAGAATACATCTTCTCTCTTAGGTCATCAAGATTTCTATATGGCTGCTTTTTGTCCAGTATGGTATAACCAACTTTTGCAGTTCTTTCTATGTCTATGTTTTGATACATAGCTTTAAAGTCTGAGAAACTGGTGCCGAATATGCTTGGGTCAAGAAATCTGTATTGCGCATAGATGTCCATGGGGTTTTCTGCAAGTGGTGTACCTGTTACAAGAAAGCGATGAGGAATGATATTTCCGAGTCTCCGTAGACACATTGAACATTGACTTGACGGGGTTTTTATATGATGACTTTCATCACATATCACAAATTCAAGGCCTGCGCTTTTTCTAAAGAGGGTTTTTTCAAACGGTTTGCGCCATATACTTTCATAGTTTACGAGTAGAATCATAGTCTCCTGGTTTATGCCCCTTTTTCCTTTTGGACAGAGCCTATTCATCAGTTCAACCTTTTTCACGGTGGAGAGCTTATGAAGATTATAGATTAAATTTGATTGTATATCTGTGTGAATTTTGAACTGCTTCTCCCACACTTCACATGCTTTTGGAGGGGCAACAATGATTCCTCGTCGCCAGCCTTTGTTAACAATGAGGTCTAGCATCACTTTTGTTTTTCCTGTTCCAGGGTCAGTGTAAAGGGCACCATTGTCTCGTTCCATTAAATAGGACAAAGCCTTGAGTTGATGTTCCCAAGGCTTTGTCTTAAATATGAATCCCTTATACTTTCGGGTCATACTCTTTGTTTAACTCCTCTGAAATCTGTTGTAACCGTTCTAGAAGTCTGCTTCTTTCTTCTATGCTGATTGAATTGCTGTGTAGCTGCTTTTGAATTTTTTGGTACTCTGTATTGCTGTAAAACACCCTATACTTATGACCGCACTTTGGGCATTTGATATAATACCCATCAACTCCATTGCCAAGTCTTCTGCGAATCATTCGGTGAACTGTAAAATTTCTTTTGCAGCCTTTGTCACATACAAGATTGATAGCTGTTGAATTCATGTAGTCATCTCCTAATCAATGAATTCTGAAAGTTTTGTGCGTATCAATTGGTCAGATTTATGAACACAACAAAATGCATCCATGTCTTCCCCATAATGTTTAATCCAACCATCGACAGATAGACCCTCTCTAGAAAATATTGCTTTGACATCTTCAAGAGTGTATGCAACCATTACAATAGCTCCAGCGACTTGCCATTTGAGTAGCTCGTGCAGCTGCTTTTTCGTGGGTGTATTACCATTATCAACGGTTTTCAGTTCAATGCGAAATGCACGACCCTGAAAGCAACCGTTGATGTCAGCACGGCCAGACTGAGCACTGTTCCCAGAAACATTCTCTGCAATGCATCCAGGCAAGCTGTTAAGATACCTAAGAACACTACTCTGAATTGATGATTCACGAGGCAATCAATCACCCCCGAAAGCAAGATTTCTGAAGTCCTGTGGCTCAAGGCCAACGCGCTCAACCCAAAATAGCGGGTCTTGAATATGGGGGATTGCTTTGTCATCAATGTATAAATCTGCATAGATTTTTCGTGTATCATTGTTAAACATCTTGATAGTCTCTGGGAGATTCACATTCACTGCATCAAAGAACAAACCCCGATGAGCACAGTAGTCTACAGCTTCCAAAAGATACTTGCTATCTCTACAAGTCCAAAGGATAAGTTTCACACCAGATTTTTGTAGAGCCTTGCAGAGTCGAAACATAAACGTATTGGGCGAACCAATACTCGGGTAATTGTCAGATACCAAGGTACCATCAAAATCAATTGCAACAATCTTGGGCAGTGTATCCATCTCACTTTTTGAAATAGCCATATTTTGCGGCCTCCATCTTCATATGTAGTGACGTCCAGTTTTTAATGATACCATACATTGGTGGACGTGCTTTTCCCAATGTTGGACTGTACAACTCATAATATCTATCTTGATATGAAATAATGATTGCTTTCTTGAGTGTCTCAATGTCTTCTCGTCTGGCCATGTGTAATGCAAGGTCAAATTCTTCCTTTGCCCATTTTGAAAGCCAGCCCCCAATATCACACCCATCAGCATTTGTTGAGCTTTGAAATTCCTCCCAGATTTCCACAGGTACATAGCAAAAGTGAACCCAGGAAATCCTGTCATTGTCAATTGTTTTGAGCAGAATTTTCTTGTAATACTCCGGCTTGCCCTTGAGAAACTTCGGGTGTGGATTTCTCATGGTTTTCCTCCTGCGGTTTGCTTGACGAACGCTTTTTTGCTTTGATAGGGTTTTCCGGCTTTTGAGGCGCATTTCGTTCGTAAAGGTGAAGCGAAGCAGCCTGATGTACATAAGTACCAACCTCAACCCCAAGGCGCATTGCCATCATCACTTGCATCGAACAGAAACTGAACATGTCATATGGAACTCCGGTCCAAACATCATTGGAACGCATAGTGACCGTCAAATTGAGACGATTATTGCGGATAAGAAACTGCAAGGACAATGTGCACGGAGTATCTTTTGTAGGGTCAGTGATTGCTCTCGGATTTTTGATGTGAATAACAGCTTGGCGACTGTTAGGGTCTTGAGTCAAACGCTCAATGACGTCTTGCCATTGGTCAAACCCATAGAATGACTGGATTTTGTGCCCATAACAGCTGTTGACAGTTTCACCATCATCAGACATGCGGTCCCAAGCACTGCTGAAATACTGTATATCACGCAATTTGTTTGAGCCAGAAAGATACCAAAGCAGCTCTCCTACTGCATAGCGCATAGGCATCTTTCTTGCTTTGCTATTTACAATCATGCGCGTCGGGTTTTTGATGACTGTAATTGCATTGAGAATTTCAGCTGCAACAGCACCATCACGACTTTCAGCAACCTTTTCAGAGTCCCAGGCTTGCGCTGTCAAAGCCGCATACCAGTATTCCCAAGCATCGTTTACAGTTTCTGCGACAAGGTAGTTGTCGATGTCACCATCACCACATACACGGTCAGTCTTGTTGTAAAGGGTTTCAAGCTCAAGCTCTTTGACAGCTTGCTTGAATGTTTCAGGATTGAAAATCATATTTACGTCCTCCAGATTTCAATTTGAAGTGTGGATTGCTTCATGACTGTATCAAACCGTTCCAGCAGTTCTTTTACAGGATACATTGGAATTTCACTCCGCTTGTTAAGGCGTGCCTCGATTGTTTTTTCAGAGGCGGTGACATAGATAACTTTTGCACCCATGTTCAGCATATCAGCTTCAAGACGATACAGCTCATCTTGGGTCAACTTGCGTTCTTCTTCAGATTGATAAACAAACTGCCCATAGCAAAATCGGTCTGCAATAATGTGTTGCTCTTCAGAGGCGTACAAGATACTGCGAAAATACGCAAGGTCATTCGGGGTATCTTTGGTGCAATGAATGATACGAGCATTGAGAATACGGGCGAGGCGTTTTGCAATAGTGCTTTTTCCTACGCCATCAGCACCCTCTAAAACAATAAGCATTTAATTTCCCTCCAATTTATTGTAGTAACCCTATTTTACTCTTCCCAAGGACGTTTGTAAAGAGTTTTACATAAAGGCTCTGAATTTTTTGAAACCTTTTTTGCAAAAGCAAGAATTTCATCTGTTGCTTCTGGCATATCTTCCTGACCTTTCATATCAGGAAGCAATCCTACTCTATGACTTAGAGCATTACAGCCTAAACATGGCTTGAAGCTTCTTTTACCAGCGTATAACAGAATGCGGGCAGCTTCAAATCGTTTACTGTACCAAATCTCATCAATTTCTTGTTCCAGGATGTTGCCAATTGGGTATTCACCCCGGAAATCATTACAGCATATAGCCACAGAGCCATCATATCTCAGCGACAACTCTCTAAATGGTCTTGCGCACCTTTTACCCTGATAGGACATATCAAGAGGTCCAGCGGCTCCACAGTGATTACAGAGATGACGATTGATGGCACCCTCTTTTTGAATTGGAGGATTGAATAGTACCCTGAATTTTTTTGAGCTGTTTCCGTAAAGAGGTACTCCAGGAGCCAAATGCTGAATATCGATATCAGTATCCAGCTTTATAAGCTCTTCTTCAATTGTAGCAGCGTCACCTTTTGCAGAGTAATAGTCAATGATTAAATCGTTGAGACCTGCAGCTTTTAATGCTCTGACGCGCCCCAGGATGTCCTCAAACTCATCTACTTTTTCACCAAACCCATGGACAATTCCATAGCCATTTGTCATGATAGACATAACAGCTTTTGGGAGGGATTTTCGAAACAGCTTTATGATTCGGATGATATTCGGGTTTAACGTGGGTTCACCATGCATAGAAAAGATGATGCGACTATTCCAACCGACTCTTGCAATCTCCGAAACAATTCGTTCTGCGGTTTTCTTTGTCATTGGATACCAAGGCTTTTTTCCCTCTTCTCGCATTCCACGCAACCCGCAGAAGTTGCATCCAAGATTGCAGCCCTCATTGAGTTCTACTTGGATAGAAAACGGTGGTGTTTGTTTTCTCATTGTACTATTATTCCTCCCAGTATTCCTTGATACGCTTTGAGCCATTGATTTTGTGGAATGCTGTCCAGTTGATATCACCCCACATATAATCTCCGTCAGCATCGCGAAAGCTCGTGCGCAGATAGTCTCGTATAGGGTATTTTTGTAACATATCCCATTCGTATTTGTGAAGCCGTTTTTCATTCTCTGGTGTACGAATAACACTGTCACACTTTTCACTAACATAGTCATATGTTAGACATGGTATGTTAAAGCAGTGACCACCATTAGCAAGAATAACTGCACAAAACCCAATGTCATCTCCATGAGGGTCAAAAATCATGTCACGATTTATCTTTGCTTTGTGAAGCCCTTTTACATTTATGAGAGTGACTTGTCTTGGAGTAGGTCCTGAATCGATGATGTATTTGAGTTTGCTGTTTTCAACATGCTGTGACATTCTCTGTCTACGAATATTCCCAAGATACACATTTGGGTGCTCCTTAAAAACTTCTTTTGAAATGGCTCCTGCCATTGTAAGAACTTTTTGTTCGAGTAGAGGGTCTTTTTCTCGGTCTGCTTTTACAGCATGCTTAGAGCATAGATTTCCAGAGCCAGACTTCCCATCATACATATATGCAAGATTCTTGATATCATCATCCATATCGATGATGAGTGAATAGCGATGTTCCGCAGCGTATTCATAAATGAACTGGCGAGTACTTGCTAGCCCATTGATTGGCAAATGAAAATCTTTTGGTATAGGTAAGATATGCAGATTTTTGTTTGCCTTTCTATACGCTTTTGCTTGCTCTTGCCTTACAACAATATGAACTTTTTCAATGGCTTCATCTGTGAAATTCTCAAACATTTTTGCTGTCACAAACTCAGGTCTGTTATAAGATGGTACAAAAATATGAGGAAGTTGGGATGTAGATAGACAATTCAGCAGGTTATACATTTTTTTCTTTCTCATAGCATCCTCCATTATAGGGAATGCCCCTCTATCAATAGAGAGGCATTCCACCTGAAATCATTCAGTCTTCTTCCCAGTCATCATCGTCATCATCGTCATCGTCTTCTTCGGCAGGAGCGGGCTTTTTCTTGGTCGCGGGTTTCTTTGCAGCAGGCTTTTTGGCTGCAGCCTTTTTCTTCGGGGCGGGTTTCTCTTCTTCCTCTTCCTCGTCCTCATCCTCGTCCCAGTCGTCTTCCTCGTCCTCTTCCGGTTCAGGCTGAGACTTTTTCTTGGCAGGAGTTTTCTTCACTGTGGATGATTTTTTCTTGGACTTAGGAGCTTCTTCCTCTTCGTCCTCATTCTCCTCATCGAAATCATCCTCATCCTCGTCGTCATCATCGTCATCGACGCTGGACTTTGAGTCGTTGGCCTTGGTATACTCGGAAATCTTGGCTCGGGTCACTCCGTTGTATTCCTCATGGATAACGTTGATGTCCAAAACCTTGCCAATCATATTGTCAAGGTCAACAGCAACTTTGCCCTCGCACTTCATGTTAAGGACTTGCAGCAGGGATTTGAATTTCCAGAGAGCCTTATCCGTCAGGACCAAGCTGTCAAAGACCTTGTTCCCCTTGTCATCACCCTTAATGACTTCAAACGCAATCTGAAGCATCGGGTCGCCGCCCTGAGAGGTCTTCTCTTGAATTTCGGAAATTTTTGCCCGATGAATCCCCTCGCTCACTCGCTGATAGGATTCAACACCTGTGAAATCGACTTTCATTTTTCGTGCCATTGTAATACCTCCGTGAATATTTGTTTATATCCAAAGGCGAATTGCCTATTGGTCAGATGTTGCAGACTCGATATCGAGTATCTGTGCTAGTTTTGTATAAGTTAAATTTCTAACTTGCGTCGGAACTTTGAGCTCCTTTGGTTTTTGCAGCTTTGTCCAATAGTATGGATTTGGCCCAATTTGGGTGATGTAAACTGGTACAGTCTTTTCAACCCCGTCAATGGTGACATCCTTTTTCTTAATGAGGGTATGTAGACCATAGTTTGACATCCCCTCAAGGTATGTTCTCGCACCTTTTGTTGTACTTGGGTGAATCTCCGGAAGAATCTCATCTTCAATGCCCTCAAAAGCATCTCCAACTTCATGACAGCTGAATAGCACCCAACAGTATTCAGCAAGCTGATGACCCAAACGAATCAGTTCTTCCGTGTCAGATTTGAGGTCACCCCACATCTGCTGGGTCATTTTCTTATTCTTATCAACAGCGTTTTCTTTGACCCATATATTTGTGACCATTGAGAATGTGTCAGCAAAAACTGTTTTGTATTTCAACCTGCCTTTTTCTGCCATGCCAATAAGCTCTTGCAGAACAGATTTCAGCTCACTGAGATTTTTAATGTGTAGACCTCGGATACCCTTTTTCTTTTTGATTGTGTTGCTTCCGTCATCACCAACTTGTAGATACAACATTGGTTTAGGGAAAGTAGAACCAAGCTCAGTTTTACCAGAGCCAGATTTTCCGTAAATTGTAACGAATCTGTGCTGACCAAGCTCTTCGATGTCAACAGCTTTTTCTAAAAGACCCATGTTTTACTCCTCTCCT